GTCTGCTAGCGAGATATATCTGTAGTCGCCGTATTTTTTATCTTTTAATGTAACTACTATTTCGGCATTTTCAGCAGGAGCTGTTGTAAATGTTAGCGTAGGGTTGCTATACACATACAGACTTTCAGACTGCAATACACCGTCAACATAAACATAAAATTGAGCCAATGATGTTGGCTGCGGTGAAAGTTCTATTGTAAAAGCTACAGTGCTGTTGTCGCCAATAAAGTTTTGACTACCAGCATAGTAATTGAATGCATTGTCAGTTATAAGTCCCATTTATTATAAATTTTCTTGGTTGAAGTTATTAGCTTCTTCCGTTTGAGCAACTTGTATTACTGTTGGATCTTTTATTACCACGCCAGCAAGTGCTAATATTTTAACAACTAGATCTGTTTCTTCAGAAGGATGTAGTTCAAAATCAATTGAAGCGTTTGAGTCATACGTGTATTGACCACCGTTACCAGTAGTATAAGCCCATTTTGGATCAGCTGGTTTTTTAACATAATCTAAAACTACTGAAGATACTGTTGTTGGAAAAACTTTTATGTTTTCTCCTTCTAAATAATAAGCAGGAAAATCAGATGATGGAGCAGTTAGTTTAGAAGCGTTCATATATGTAAGCTCTGATTTTTTAACCTGCTCTACTTCTGTGGCTCTACTATCAGTAGTTAATTGAATTATCTTGTAGATAGTATCACTCAAGTTTGATGTATCGTAAACACCGTTTGTTAAAGAAATACTTGCCTCTCTTGATAACATGTCAATTTTTTCTTCAATACGATCTGCATTATCACCGTATTCACTGTTAACACCTTGAATGTTTCTGCGAGTTAGGTGACGATTATAATCATAAAAAGACTTGTCCAACAGACCTAGTTGTGCCTGCTTTCCAAGTCTATTAAATTGATCAGGGGTAAGATATCCCCTCTGCTCTTTATTTAGAACAGAGAGGACTACCCTGTAAACACTGTTTACGTTTATAGCCATAGCTAATTATTTAAATGTCGTTCTTGTAATTGAAATTCTTGTTAAGGTTGTTAATAACGCCTTGTTGAACACTATTAACTGGTCCAGGTGTGTCTTTTTGTTTAGAACCTGGTTTCATAGCATAACCAGAAGAAGCATTTGACATAGACTTGTTTACTCTGTCAGTCTGTCTATCGTATCTTCTTCTTAATCTTTTAGCTTTTCTAAGATTTCCAGATGCCAAAGCATCTTCACCTTTACCTCTTAATTTGTCAGCTTTTTGAGCTAACTTACGAGTATTTTTACCTGCAGTTTTTCTAGTCGTGATTGGTGAAGATTCAATTTTAGCACCAGATAAAGAAGGACCTGATGGAGCAGCTATACCTATTTTAGTAGCTTTTACTTTTCTACCGTCAGTAAAAGCAGTAGTGTCCTGCACCTTTGCTTGTCTACGTGTTTGCGCAGAAGAGCTTGATGGGCTATACCCAAAGATACTGCTAGGCGTGCTTTTTTGTTGCACCATGTTGCTGACCTTTTGGTCGTTTTTTCTAAGTGGTCCGAATCTTGACATTTTAAATAGTGTTTGTTATTATTTTAATCGTTTTTCTATTGTTTGATAAACTTCCACACCTTCATCAGTTTTAAACCATGCAGCTAATGCTGAATACGGATTTTCATCGAAAGGTACAGTCATTAATATTCTACCGTTTGACGCCCATTTAAATGTTCTTTGGTCATCTGATAGCTTAATTAACCCTTGCTCTACCGCTTTAACACCAATGTTTCTAATAGCGACGTTTTCGTCGTTTGCTAATTCTAAGAATACTTTTGGGTTTCTACGCGCAAATACAAGTAAATCTCTTTTAAGCTCTTTAGACGTCATCTCTGACACCTTAGAACCAATCTCTACACGCATAATAGCTTCAGCTCTATCAATATCAAGCTCTCTAGCTAGTACAAGTGCATCGACTTCTTGTTCGATATCTGCAAGATCGTCTTCTGCTTCTAATTCAGCATCATACTCCTCGTAGATTTTATTTAGATCTGGATGATATAGTGAAAGGATTTTTTGTAGTACTTGTTTTTCTCTTGGTACCATTAAAATACCATTTTCAAATACAATGTGAGATAATCTAGCGTCACCGTTAAACTCATCGACAAATGGAGTTTTTTGATTTACAGTAAACTTAATTTCTCTTTCATATCCCTTGTCTTCATCGAACCAGTATATGTTTCTTGATTTTAAAGTATAAGTTATTGGTGTTTTACCACTTTTAAGCATATACAGTCTGTCTTTGATAGCCCAACCGTCTTGGGTCTTTGTAATTTGTTTTTTTGCCATAATAAAATAATATATAAGAGTAGAAAAAGTAAGAATTTACCCCCGTCGATAAGACGAGGGCAAAACTTACATTAGTTATTAGTTAAATAATACAAAGTTGTTAGCTCCTTGTACTACTAAACATCTTTCAGTTAGATAGTGTACCTCCATCTTGTCATCTCCTGAAGTAGCAGCGCCACCAACAGAACCAGTAATCCAAGACTTCATACGACGATCATCAGCTTCAGAAGCACGGTAACGTACGTGTAGGAAAGGACGCTTAATGTTCTTACCTAGAAGTTGATCGTAAACTGAAGAAGTACCAGCAGGTACTAATACACCTTCAACACCACCGATAAGACCACGAGTAGTAGCATCGTTTAAGTATTTCCAGTCAGTTTTGTAGAAATCGTAAGATCCACGACGGAAACCTGAGAATCCTAAGTTAAGTGCCATATCCTCAGAGTTGTTGAATACTCCGTAAGAAGTACCACCAGCACCGTAAGAATTTTGAGCAGCTAACATATCGTCGATAGATAGAGCGATATCACGGTTAACGAAAAGCATGTTCTCTTCGATAGCACCTTCTTTGTCAAGTTTCTTAAGTAGAGTGTCAAAGTCTTGTAAAGACTCAGTAGCAGTTCCACCTACAAAACCATCAAATTGGTGACCACGTGATTCAATAGCAGAGAAAAGACCTTCAGTACCGTCTACATCAACAACACCGCTAGCTCCTTTTTTCTCAGCCTCAACAAGTGACATTTCAGCGTAATCTTCGAAACGAGTACGAGTATCACCTTCAGCTTTGATGTACCATAGGTAACCAGTTTGACCTGATTCACCAGTTACTTCAATCCAACCAATTTGAGAAGCGTCAGATCCAGAAATTTCATAATGATCTTTAAGGATAATTGGCTTGTTAGTTAGAGAGATGAAATCTGGCTCAACAGCGTCAGACATTGCAGCAGTTCCTTTTTTGAATTCAGAACCGTAAACAAATAACTGAACATTTTCAGCAGAAGAAATTCCAAGACCGTCAGCAGCGTAGCAAGATACAGTAATTGTAGTTGCACCAACAGCAGTAACTAAAGCCTTGAAAATACCTGTAGAAGCAGAAATAACTACAGTCTGATTAAGACGTACAGCGTGATTTGCTCCAACAGTGATAACGTTTACTTCAGATCCAGAAGTTCCTGAGTCTGCAGCAGCTTCAACACCATCAAAAGAGATGTGAAGACGTCCTTGTTCTGACCAGATAACTTGGTCTGAAGTCATAGGCATTTCAGCACCTACCATTTGTAAGAATCCAGAAACAGAGCGGTTTCCATAACGCTCTACCTCAGCTTCGTATAGCTCTGGTAAGTATTGTTGAGCCCAACCAGCAGTTCCAGCTGCTGTGAAATCGATATAGTTAGTCGATAAAGTTTGTTTTACTGGGGCAGCATTTGATAGGATTAAGCTGCTACCTGCAGTATAAGTTGCATTTGCCATTTTTTAATTTTTTAGCTTTTTAGTTTTTAATTTTAACTCTTAGTTTTGAACTATTATCGCCTGTTACTGCTCTTACTTTTAATCCACCAGCTTCAATAAATCCTTCATTAGTTTTTCTAGGGTCCATGTTTATATTCTTAGACTCTGCTTCTAATTGACGGATTGCATCAGCTTTTCCTTGTTCATAAAAGTGGTTTGCAATTTTGTCGGCATTTTTTGCAGCAAATAAAGCTTTGTGGTAATCAGCAGCGTTAGCTAATAAACCCTGTTCGTTTACAAAACTTCCAAGAAATTCGTTTATGTCGCTTTGTTGCTTTTTCACCTGTTGAGTATCACTAACTTTAAACCTGTACTTGTTTTCACCTACCTTGAAATCAAAACCTTTGAATTCTTCGTTGAATAGCTTGTTGGTTTGTTCGCTAAAATACTCATTTTGCTTCTGCGTAAGAGTAGATAGTTCTTCTTGCTCTTTTTTATAATTGTTATAAAACTCTACAGCTTCTTTTTGTTCTGGGGCTAAACGAGATGTCAACTTGACTTCGTCGTAGTATTTGCCTTTTAGATCATCAAGAAAACCTCGAGCCTTAGCAATTTCTTCTTTATATGCGAGTTTTTTACGTCTGATGTCTCGATCATCATCAACTTCTTCGTCAAAAGAAAAATTATCTTCAATTAAAAAATCGATCTCATCATTGTCTAAATGAGAACGTGTTTGTCGATAATATTCTTTTAATAATGTTTTTTCATCTACATTAGAATAATCTGTATTTAATCTTACATAATCTTCTAATGTACCGCCAGTTTCACTCATAAAGTCAACAACTTTTTGAATGTTTTCTGGTAGTAAGACTTCTTCTTTTACTTCTTCTTTTTGTAAGAGCTTTTCTTCATTGGCTTCTTGGCCATTGGTTTCTTGCTCTTCGACTTGCAGCTTCTCGGCATCGTTATCTTCTTTAATTAATTCTAAAACTTGTTCTACTTCTTCTTTTTGTTCGGTAGGTTCTTCGGAACTCCGTACTTCTTCGACCACTTCTTGGCTAGCTTCGGGTTCGTCTTGAACAGAAACCTCATCTGTGCTTTGCTCTTGAACGGCATTTTCTTGTGTTTTTGTTAAATCAAGTTTGTACGTGTTGTCTTGCCCAACGTCGGCGCCAGCATCTTTAAGAACTTTTTCTTCACGCTCTTGAATAGATGGTTGCTCGTCGTTTACTAAGTTTACTTTGTAATCTGACATAATATGATATTATAAAAATTTAAAAATTATCTTGGATCAAATTGCTCTAATCCAAATCCACCTAAGGTGTCAAAACCTGCAGATTCAAAATCTTTAGGTCCAGTGTTACCCTTTCTCTGTTCAATAAGCTCAGACTGCTGGGTAGCTTGTATTTTGGTTCTTTTATCTTTACGATCTTCTTTAAAACCTTCTTTATCTTTAATTACTTGCGATTCAATTTGTTTAAGTTTCATGTTTAACTCAAACTCATGATACATAAGCTCTTTTTTAATTTGAGCTTCTCTTTCTAATTTCTGTATTTCAAGATTAGATTTTATTTGTTCTAACTGTGCTTTACTTTCAGTTAACGCTTGTTCTTTTTGCATTTCAGCAGCAGCAGATTCTTGAGCAGCTCTAGCATTAGATTCAGATTGTGCTTGAATATTCTGCATCTGCACAGCTCTATCTTCAGCCGCTTTACGTTTTCTACGAACTTTAAGTAGTTGATTAGCTAGTTTTGTGTTTTTTATTTCTCTAATATCAATAGCATCTTCAAGGTATATTTGATCTCTTTGTAACGCTACTTGAATATTATTTTCTAGCTTTTGCTTTTCTTCTTCGTCTGGCGCTAAATCAATATAAATGCCAAATTCATGAAGATGTAAGTTTTGTATTTCTTCTAATGTACCAACATTAAATCTACCTATACCACCTATAAAAGAAGACTTAGTATTTGAAAACTTAAGTACGTCAGCTATTCTTAGTGATATGTTTTCAGCTGTTTTTAATGCTAAGTATAAACTACCTTGTAGTATATGCCTAGTTGCTGTGTTTGAGTTAGCAGCTGCTAGTTTCTGTATTCCTACAAGCGCTTTTTCATCAGGCATACTACCATCTCTTGCCTCGTTAAGACCAGTTACATCTCGCATCATTTGCAAGTAGTAATTGTAAGAGTTGATTAGGCTAGCTATTTTTTGACCACCACTTGAAGACTGTAATTCTTGAATAGGTGCTTTACCATGATTAAACTCTCCATCTTGAGTCATTGATCTACCGATAACAGATCCAGTTTGGAAGTACATGTTAAGTGCTTCTTGTGGATTATAATTAGTACCGTTACCTAAATCAATTTCAGCAATACCATCAGCATCTAAATAAACACCATCAGGTACCATGCGAGATAAAACCTGTTGTAGCTTTAAATGTGTTAATTGAATCATGTCAGCAAATGAAGTCATTCTGCCAACAAGTGATTCAACTTTACCTTTGTATATTCTTGGAGCTACAATATTATAAGACATGTTAACCTTAGTCGTGTCAGAGTAAGGTCTTGTCATGTTTTCAGCTAGCTGCCATTTAAGCATTTTATTAGTACCAATAATTTTAGCTCCTTCATATAACACTTCTATAGATCTATTTACTTTTTCAAATCTAGATCTAGCATCTCTTGGAGGATTAAATTGATCAGTTTTCTGTATTGCTTTTTCAGCGCCAGAAGCTGTTTCTTTTATTTTATATACTTGGTTTTGAAAAGTTTTATATTCATAATAAAGAACATACACGTGGTTAGTGTCTTCAGCATCAGAAGCAGCAAATGACTTATTATAAAGCATCATATTGCTACCAGTTCCTTCTATGTCTTTAATATCTTCTTCTGTAAGATATGGAAACTGCTTTTTAAGTTCTACTAAACTAACTCTACGTATTTCACCTACATAATATAAATCGTCAAAGTACGGTGACTCTGTATATGAATAAACAATATCAGCAGGATCTACGTATTCTATTTTAATACCTTCCGCTGTATTGAATGTTGTTTTATCACAAGCAATACCTATAGTTACTAAATCGTAGTCAAAACGTTTTTTAAGTAAATGATACTTGTTAAAATCTAGTACATTATTTATAGCTTGCTCTTCTGCAATTTCTATAGACTGTTTGTAGTCTAACTGCATGTGTAACTCTAATTCTTCGTCTGAATTAGGTATTTGCTCTTCTGGAATACTAAAAGTATCTATGCCGATGTTATCTTTAATAGAACGCTTAACGTCGTAAGCATACATATCTTTCATAACATCTTCAAGATATTGTGTTTTTTTCTTTACAGAAAAAGGATCTGAGGAATATGCTTTAATATCAAAAGTTCTTTCACCAATACCATTAACTACAATATCTACAAATTTAGGTATAATAGGTACTGGCTTCCAGTCTAAATTAAGATAAGACAAATCACCGTTAATAGATAATTCATCTTTGTATTTTTGTATTGACTGTTCACCTCTTGCGTACAATCGAAGTCTGTGGTAGTTATCTCTATTTGCATAGAACCTAACACTTCCTGAGTCTCTCTTAAACCATTCAGACTCGATAGCTTTGGCCACTTCCATACCATACTCTAAACTAGCTTTAGTAGCATCATCTACTGATTGGCTTGGAAATATACCCTTAGGTAACGTTTTTGACATCTATTCTATTATTTTTGAAGTATATCCGTTGTTATTGTATTTTTTAAAACCAAAGTTTAAAGCTCTAGTTGTTCTTTCTTGTTTTGGTGCGTACATGTGCTTATTGCAAGCCATAATAGCTAAACCAGAAGATATAGCCGCATCAAACAGTGTTCTTTTATTTATATCAAACTTTGCCCAGTCATTAAGCGTTTTAGTAAAATACATATTACCATACTCTCCGTCACTTATCTGACCTACATACTTCTGTATATAGCTTTCTATTGCAGCAGCGTGCGCTTGTTTAATGTCTTCACCTGAATTTGGTATACCTCCGATCTCTTTTTCTGTCGTAGATAACTTATTATACGTTTTATCAGGTCTGTTCATTGAATATCCTCTGTAACCTCTACGTTTCAAATAGTAAAGTAATCTTGGCTTGTTATTTTCTGCAAGCATTGGCATGCCATAAAAAACCAAAGCCATCAGAACATCTTCAAAAAACATTTCGGCGGTTTGTGGTCTAGCTATATATTCTAAGAAAAATGTATTAGGCGGAGCATCTTCCATACTAAACTTTGTGAGACCATGTAATGCACCCTTAGATCCTCTACCATCTACTGTACCTGATATATCATAACTATCGCAGCCAAAAGCGCCAACATGTTCGTTAGCTGGATGCTTAATTCCACCTCGAATCTCATACTTATTTTGCATGTGTACTGGTGGCACCCAAGAAACTAAAAATCTTCCGTTGTCATCTGGTGAAAATAATACTTTTGTATCTTTAACACCGTTCTGCCAATGAAAGCTACCACGAGTAGTCAACCCTTGATACCTAGCCTCTTCATTAAAATCTATTTGATCGTATATTTTAGTTAAATTAAATATACTATTTTTTGTTTCGTCACGAAAAGCGTGCTCTACTGTTCTTGGAAACTGACGATAAAATTCATTTAGACCATCTTGATCTTGTTTTAAACCTGCAGCTTCGTTTTCCCAATGCTCTATTACTCCAACTTCAATATCCTCTCCCATCGGTCCTTTAACTGGTTCTGATGGTGTATCGAATACAGGTAATCCAAAAGCGTCAATGAATCCTTCGTAATTCCATTCCATAGGTATGAACAAATTATATAGTCCACTGCGAGTTTGTCCATTGCGGTTACGTTGTGTGACGTCTGAGTCATAGTAAAGTTTTTTAAAGTTGTCACCTCCTTTATCCAAAGCGTTAGATGTTGAACCCATCATACACTTACCAATAATACGACTACCTAGTCTTAGACATGTTTTTGTAACACGCCAGTTATTTAATATATTGTCAGGTCTTTCCCACTTGCCACTTTCGTCGTGAACTAATAATGCTAGTTTTTCACCATCGTACGAGTTGTCCCCTGTGTTCTTCCAGTCAATTGTTGTGTCGAGACCTTCCATGATCTCCCTTTCTTTGTTTTGTATAGACTTCTTTGTAAGTTTCGAGGCTGGTACTCTGTACGCAAGCTCTGACTTTGGTCTATCCATACCGTCCTGTATTGGTTTGAAAAAGAACGGGTAGTTAATTGATATTGGTACAACTTTGTCCGTAAACATCTTTTTAGCATCGGCTCCAGATTTTGACAGTATACCAAATCTTGCATCTGATGTAATTGTAGCAAGGTTAACGGCTTCTGAACTTGACATAAACGAAAAGCCAGATCGTCTATTCTTGAGGTAGCACATACCGTAGCATCTGCTATCAGCCTTACACGCTTCCCAGAATATAAAAAATAATCTGTTTGCCTCTCGAAAGTCCGGATGTCCAACATCGATCTTGGTCCACTGCAAGTACATGTAGTGAGTGCCAGTAATATAAGTAGGCTTGTCCTTGTTAACGAACCAAAAACCGTTTTCACGTCTATCAAATTCTTCTTCTATATAATCCTCCCACTGTTCTTTAAACTCAGAAGGAGTATCTCTCCAGTCAAATATTGTTTTTATTCGACCTAATTCTTTAGGATAATCAAATGG